TCGCCACCGACATGCTGCTCGGTTGGGGCGTGAGCATGACGGTGAACGAGCCTCGCGGCCACGACCGCAGTTGGGACGGCAGCGGCCCGTACCTTCCCCGCGTCTACCGCATCGACCCCGAGCGGTTCATCATCGACCCTGCCGCGATGCACTGGGAGGAGGCCCGCTTCATGGGCCACGTCTGGGTCTGCGACAAGGAGGACCTGCTCCGACGCGCCGAACTCGACGAGACGTGGAACAAGGAGGCGATCGAGCGCCTTGCGACCAACAACGGCGTCGACGAGTTGCGCGACAGCCGAGACATCCCGGAGAGGCGCGAACTCGCGATCTACGAGATCTGGGTCCCGGAGATGGCAGACGCAGCCGCCGAACTCATCGACGAGGCGATGGACTCTGCGCTGTTCAACGGCACGATCTACACCGTGCTGAAGCATCAGTTCGCCGGTGAGAAGGAAACCTTCATGGGTTTCGTGCGCAAGCCGCGCCCATACTGGGGACCGCGATCAGGCCCATACGAAATCTTTGGCGTCTATACGGTGCCTGACGATCCGTACCCCCTGTCGCCCATCGTCGCGATCATTCCGCAGATGGACGATGTAAACAGCCACCTGCGAAACATGCGCTACGGCGCCAGCGCCTACAAGCGTCTGATCGCCGTTGATAGCCGTAACCCCAAGTTGGCGCAGGACATCCGTGACCAGAACGACCTGTTTGTCGTGCTTGCCGATGGCATCGACGCATCACAGGTGGTTCCGATCGAGGTCGGCGGCATCACTGCCCAGCAGGTCAACTATGCGCAGTTGGCGCAGGAGCGACTTGACCGAGTGTCTGGCATCCATGACGCCATGCGAGGCAATGTGAAGGGATCTGCTACCGCCACCGAGGTGGCTGTGGCCGAGTCTTCGGCTGGCCTGCGCATGGCCCACATCAAGCGGCAGTTTCAGGAGAGCGTGAACAACGCCCTGAAGACAGTGGCTTGGTACATGTTCCATGATTCCAAGGTCGAGTTCCCGCTTGGCGCTGACGGCATCCCGCTGCTTGGCGCCAGCCCGGAGCCGGTGTTCAGCGCGGCGGCTATGGTCGGCGCGTTTGAGGATCTGGATCTGGACATCGAGGCCATGAGCATGGAGCGGGTCAGCGAGCAGATGGTCCAGCGCCGCGCCCTTGAGGTGCTTCAGATCGTTGGAAACCTGAGCGCGGCGGTCATTCAGGCTCCGCATGTGAAGTGGAAGGATGTGATGAGTCTGGTCGGTGATGCCATGAACATCCCGAACCTTGGCGACATGATCGATGTCAATGCGGGCCAGAAGATGCAGCAGCAGATGGCGCAGGCACAGTCCGCGCCGCCGTCCGCAGCCCGGTCTGGCGTCATCACTCCGTCATCGCAGGAGACTCAAGCGCAGCCAGCCAGTAGGTTCCGGCGAGGCAGTTTGTAATCCAGATATGCCGCTATATCCTTTCATTGACGAGTCTGGCGAAGTGCAGGAATTCATGTTCAGCATGAAGGAAGCGCCGAGCATCGGAACAACCGTCACAATCGATGGGAAGGAATGGATTCGGGTCGCGAGCGACTTCACGGTCGATCCCGGCACGAATCGATCCCAGTACCCCTATGTGTCCAACGCGCTTCCGCGCAATCTTGCCGGATGCCCGACGAACAAGCAGGGGAAACCCGTCATCATGTCGCGGCGACATGAACGCAACATCGCCGCAATGCACGGTTACGCAAAGGATTAGGACACGATGAGTGAACCCAATATCCAAGATGATGTCGAGACGCCGGAAGCGGCGTCGGAGACTGTTCAGGCAAGCACCAACGACGCCGAAGAGGATGCAATCCTTGATCGGATTCTGGGCGGCAACGAAGAGACTTCCGTCTCCCCGAAGGCCGTTGAGAAGAAGTCGGAAGCGCCTGCCGCACCTGCTTCTGCACCGGCAAACCCGGCGCGGGAGAAGGCTATCGCTGTTCTCAAGCGAGACGGCGTTCCTGAGTCTGTGATCGCTTCAGCCAGCGACGAACTTATTGCCGAGTGGGCCGACAAGGCTTCCAAGCGTCAGAAGGATGTCGATGGCTACGCGAACAAGATGAAGGAGTTAGAGAAGAAGGTCGCAGCATCCAGCAAGACAGCAGACGAAGACGATGATGTCATCATCGAGGACGGCGAAGACGCCGAACCCTCTCTGACTGATGACGATTCAAATGAGTCTGTGAACGACGAGCAGACGGATGGTGACGAACCTGAGAGCAAGCCCAAGTCCATCAAGAAGATGGAGTCGGAACTTGCCGAACTGCGGAAGGCCCAACAGGACTTTCAGCAGCAATCGTTGCTGTATCAGGTGGAAGTGGCCGATGCCGCTTTCCGTCATCTCTACGGCGAAAAAGCCCCAGAGCGGGACGCAATCGTCGCAGAAATGAATCGACTTGGTACGGCGAAACCCGGTTCTTATCAAACGATGATGCAACTGGCGGAAGAGGCTTATACCAACCTCGCTGGCCCAATCAAGAAGCAGAATGCCCGCAAGGCTACTCAGCCAACGGCTGCGACAAAGGTGTCTCGTATCGAGCGCCCTGTCTCGCAGGCAGATGCCGAGGATGCGATCTTGGATGCCATCTTGGACGGAAAGTCACTGTCAGAGGCTCGTCAATCCATCAGAAAGTGAGTTGAATCATGGCTGGTACTCCCATCCAGACCTTCAATGACTTCATGCAGGCTACTGGTCCTACCTACCTGACCAGCGCCGATGCTGTCATCAACGAGGCTGTCAAGAACACTTACGCACTGTCTCGTCTCCTCAAGGACAAGACCAGTGAGGCCACCGTTCAGGGTGGTCAGTCGATCAAAGATGTCATCATGTTTGATGACTCCTCGACCTACGACCACTACCTCCCGAACGACACCTTCAACTGGCGCAATGCGCAGGTGCTTGACACGATCACCTGCAACTGGCGTTTCAGCATCGACCACATGGCGTGGACCGATCACGAGGTTGAACTGAACGCTGGCGAGGGTGCTGGCCGCGACTATGTCAAGGCTCAGTACAAGCGCCTGAAGCGCGCGAAGGAACAGCGCATGTGGACGAGCCTCCTCAATGGCTTTGAGGATGACCTGTGGCGCACCACCTTCGGAAACAGCGGCGAGATGGAGACGGCTGGCGGCAAGTTGCCGTTCAGCATTCCGGCCTTCATCACCGAGGCTCCTGACCTGAGCAACCCCTACGGCCTTCGCGGCGGTATGCCGCTTGGCTGGAACACGGTGATGGGTCTGGCGAATGGAAGCAGCGGCGAGCGTCGTTGGACGAACCAGATTTCGTACTACGATCCCGGCGCGACTGATCCGAACCTCGCCCTCTCGACCAAGACCGGCATCGAGAGCATCACGGACGGCAGCACGACCTACAGTGCTGAAGTCGGTGGCCTGATCACTGCCTTTGATGACATGTTCCTCAAGGTGCAGTTCACTCCGCCCTCGACCCGTCAGGAGTACTTTGAGAAGCCCAACCTCGCGCGCCAGATGATCCTCTGCTCGCGTCTTGGTCTGAATCAGTACAAGCAGGCGCTGCGCGCCAGCAACGACACCCTTGTGTCGTATCAGGACGCTACTTACAACGCTCCGGCGTATAGCGGCATCGAACTGATGTACTGCTCCAACCTCGACAACGCAGCAATCTTCCCGCGCGTTTCCAGTGGCAGCGTTCGCACGGCTCACGATGGCGCCATTTCGGCGGCATCGACCACCGCCGGTGCTGTTGAGAGCAGTTCCAACACCATCGACAGTGGCGCCCGGTACTTCTGGGTCAACGGTAACTACCTGACCCCGATCTACCACGCTCGTCGCTACTTTGAGAAGCACGAGGTCATGCGTCATCCGAATCAGCCCTTCACCTATGTGCAGGTGGTGGACTGCTGGTGGAACCTGTTCTGCAACAGCCGTCAGCGGATGGGCATCGTTGCTCCTCTGAACCTCGCCTGAATCGAATAGGGGGTGGGGCTAGCCCCACCCCCTACTCTCAACACAGAAAGGAATCAAACAAATGATTCTCGCTCCCACTCTTGGCCCCGTTGGCCTTCAGCCCGCAGGGACCACCACGAAGATGATCAATCGGCACGGCTCGGCTGTTGCGATTGGTGATCTTGTCATCAGTTCGTTCGCTCACACCAATGTGGCTTTTTCGACTGCTCCGGCAGACGATGCGGCCCTTCGCCTGTCGCCTCTGGCTTGCGTGAAGTTGGCCGATGGCGATGCCACTGTGGCAACTGCTGGCGCTGGCGATCACTCGCAGGCTGGTTACCTTGGCGTTGTTGTTGGTCTTGGAAACCAGAATGGCGCCACCGGAACTGAGATCGATGTTCAGTTTGGTGGAGTCGTTCAGGCGACCGTGGTTGCAGACAGTGGTACCGCAGTTACGATCGGCAGTAAGTTGTATGCTTCCGACACTGCTGGACGACTCTCTCAGGCCGGAGGCTCGACTGCCCCAGACCTGACGGTTGCCATTTCTCTTGGCGCACTGGCAGCAAACACTACGGGACTCATCAATGTCCTGATGTGCTGGAACGGGCCGGTTGACATCTCGACTCAGTGATACTGAGGTCTGAACCTGAACCTCTGGGCGGCGAAAGCCGCCCAGAGGACTTACATGCCTACCTTCGCAGAAGTCAAGAATCATGCGATCCTCGCTGTTGGCGGGTATCCATCGCTCGCGCCAAATCAGACGCGGGCGGAGCGTCTTGCTGAGATTGTGAATCAGGCTGGAAATCACCTGTTCTGCCGCCCGTGGCGATTCCGAGAGCGCACGACGAAGTACATGAATCTGGTTGCGAGCCAGTCATATGTGGCACTTCCGAGCGATGTTGAGGAATTGCTGTCGATCATTTCGACGCAGTCTCTTGGTTATCTGATTGAGATGGTCACTCCTGACCATATGGAGCAGTTGCGTCAACTTGGGCTGACCATGACTGGACCAAGTGTCACACACGCTTGCTTCACGCGCACGGAACCGGCGGCTGGGGCAGCACTTCCCGAAGTTCGACTGGACATCTATCCGACTCCCACCGCAGCAGTTACAGATGCAATCGCAGTTCGCTATCGGGCCAACTGGGTGACGATTGCAAGCGGAGCCGCCGACTCATATCAGATTCCGATCCCGAAGTATGTCGATGCACTGTTCATCGCATATGTGCGAGCGTTTGCTCAGGCATACGAAGACGAGGGTCTGTCTCAGCGGATTGCAGAGATCGAGGCCGGTCCATTGCTTGCCACTGCACAGACCAAAGACGGAATTCTTCAGCGCGATCTTGGACGCATTCGACCCAACCGTCCCGCCACATCTCTCAACTGGACGCGGCCAGATTATGGCTATGTCCAGAATCCGAACTGAACATGCGTATGCGAGGCGAATACCAGAACAACTTCGTGTACCTGTTCAACGATGTTGTCTCGTATGACAGCAAGTTCTGGATTGCGAATCGTGTCATTACGATCAATAGTCCTCCGCCATTTGTTGGGTGGGATCAATATCCCAATCCCGATGCGGATCGATCGGTAAATCAGAATCCAACACCCACGGAGTAAATCATGCCCTACTACCAGCAGAATGTTCTTGCCCAGTTGAAGACGATGACTGAAGACATCAAACTGGCATCGACCTCGAATGTGAATACGGCCACCTCAACGGTGACGATTTTCGCATCTACTACGCACCCGACCCAGTCTGGTCGAACGAATTCGCATTGGATTAGTAGCGAGGGAATGTGCTACATGAAGATGTCGCCATTCTTTGCAGCAGCAGCCACCACTCCGGCGCTGCGCGTAATCGGATGGAATAAGAATGCCGACAGCGGCCTTTGGATTCCAGTCACGCTGTGCGATCTTTCGATTACGACGAACGCAGAAAACACTTCGATCAACGCCACCAACCTTCGTCAGGCGCGGACGATTACGAAGAATCAGGGTGATGCCAAGTTGTTCAACAGCGATGCAACGCTGATCTCCGGAGCGGCTTTCTTGGTCGATACGCTTGGTTCGCAGATCATCGAAATTGCCTATCGCGCTGGGGTTGCTGGAGCCGCAAACACTTTCTACACGAGCATCTAATGCATCGTGTCAGAACATGGGACATGACTCCGTTTGAGTTGCGAGGTCGCAACCGTGTTTTGCCAATTGATGGCGTAACCGGAGGTGCAGATGCGCGCACACTTGACATTGATGTCACGACCGGATCGCTTGGCATTGTCCAATTCTCTCGCGCAAGCAACGCCACATTTATCAACAGCAGTGGGTTTGTTCAATACGCAGATGCAAACCATGTGCAGAACAGCACAATGCTGAACAACACTGGCACAAAGTGGACCCAAGTAACCGTAGGCGGAACTGTCACAATCAACGGAGATGGCACAGTAAGGTTCAATGGAACTGGTGGTCGAGCAACATGGCTCCAGACTATTTCAGGATTGGCTTCTGGCCTTTCGATGACATTTTCGTTTCGCGTGACATCGTTCACAAACAACAACTTGAGAACAACAGATTTGTTCA